ATCAGCCTGGCAAAGCGCTCTATTGGTTGGGCGCGATTTTGTTGACCACCGGTGTGCTCGTCATGCGAGGCTGAGTGATGGGCGTCCGAGAGCGCGAGCTGATCCTCGGCCACTTGGAGCTCGCCGCACGGCTGGCGGCCAACCGGAAGCAGCGTCCTCTGCAATATGCTACGCCCAGCGCTCTAGCTCAAGTTGACGATTCCCGGTGGCTAGAGCCACCCCACATCAAGGCGCTTGACGCGGCGCTCCTAGCACTGAGCCAACGTCACATACGGCGCCTCATCGTCGAGATGCCGCCACGGCACGGCAAGAGCTTCATGTGCTCCAAATACTTCCCCGCTTGGTATCTCTCGCAGCACCCTGAGCAGAATGTCATCCTAGCCTCGTATGAGGCCAATTTCGCCACGCTCTGGGGTAGGCGGGTCCGTGATGTTGTGACGGCGCACTCAGAGCGTCTTGGATTTGCGCTGCGCGAGGACAGCAAGGCAGCAGGGGCCTGGGAGACGACGCAAGGCGGCGGCATGTTCTGCACCGGTGTCGGCGGTCCCATGACGGGCCGCGGCGCCAATGTGCTCATCATTGACGATCCCGTGAAAAACCGCGATGAGGCTGAGAGTGTCACCTACCGTGAGCGCACCTGGGAATGGTGGCAGTCCACAGCATACACCCGCCTTGAGCCCGATGCGGTCGTCATCGTCATCATGACGCGCTGGCATTCCGACGACCTTGCGGGCAGGCTGTTGCGCCAGGTGGACGACGGCGAGCCTTGGGAGGTACTGCGGCTGCCGGCCATCGCTGAGGAGGATGATCCTGTTGGCCGCGCTGAAGGTGAGGCACTGTGGCCAGAGCGCTACGCTGTGGGCAAGCTTTATGAGCTACGTCGGCGCATTGGTGAGTATTGGTGGGCGAGCCTTTACCAGCAGCGCCCAGCCCCGCGGGAGGGAGCGCTGTGGAAGTGGGATTGGATCGAGCAGCAACGGGTAGAGGTGCCGCCGCAGCTAGAGCGCATCGTCATTGCTATAGACCCAGCTGGATCGACGCGCAAGCATGCGGATCAGACCGGCATCGTGCTTGCTGCCAAGGGTGAGGACCGCCATTACTATGTGATGCGTGCGCTTGGACTGCGTGTGAGCCCGAATGCTTGGGCTGAGCGGGCAGCAGCGCTCTATCAGAATTGGCGGGCGGACCGTATCGTGGCGGAAAAGAACTACGGTGGTGAGATGGTTGAGGCGACGCTTCGGCGTGTGCGGCCGGACTTGCCGATTACGATGGTGCAAGCGAGCCGTGGCAAGGTGCTACGGGCTGAGCCTATCGCAGCGCTCTATGAGCAGGGACGGGTGCACCATGTTGGGCGCTTTGGCGAACTTGAGGAACAGATGACGAGTTTTCCTGTGAGCAATGAGCATGATGACTTAGTGGATGCACTGGTGTATGCTTTGACCGATCTCATGGAGGCGGGAGGCGAGTATGACGACCAAGGATTCGTCGGCGGATACTGACGGGCCTCCTGCTGATTGGCTGGATAAGCTCCCAGGTTCGAATGAGGGCGATGTGTTCGCGGCTGGTGGCTGGGGCTACGTGCCCAGCGCGGACTCGCTTGTGACGTGGGATGCCAACCTGCCACGCCCGAAGCCTGAGATGGTGAGAGATGACGATGCCAAGGCATACCGTGAGGGATTCAGGGAGCGGTAATCTTGGGTATCCTTGATCGCTTCCTCCGTCCCAACGTCGAGCGCCTTGCCGAGCAGCGCGCTGGCGAGATGGTGCGAGAGTACATGGGCGGCTTCCAGCTCACTGAAGCGGCCTACGACAGCACCTTTGATTTCGAGTTCGGGCAGCCCTTTGCAGGCAACACGCAAGCATCCCTTGAGGGTATGCCAGTTCCCGACAAGATACGAGAATGGACGCCTGCTGAACGCGAGGAAGTCATACGCCGAGCGCATTTCCTGTGGGAGCGTAACTCACTTGCCAAGGGTGCCATTCGCGTCATCCGAGGCTTCGTGGTCTCGACAGGACTCTCAATCACCTACCGAAATCCCAGGGTCAAGGCGATCTTGGAGCAATTCCGTGTAGACAACCGGCGCAAGATTCAGCGCTGGGAACGCCAGTGGTTTGAGCAGTTGCTGCGTGACGGTGAGGTATTCGTGCGCATCGTCGGTAACGGACAGCAGGGCGAACTTGTCCGCGCCGATGCCGTGACGCTAAAACCGTGGCTTGTCGAATACGTGGAAAGTGCCGAGGGCAACCGCGACGATGTGGTGGCCTACCATGTGCATCCTGAGACTGGGACAGGGGCCCCTGGCTACCCACAGATCGAATCAGGCAAGCTAGAGCGCATTGACGCCAGTGAGATCGTGCATGGCTATATCAACACCGTTGGCTACGAGGTGCGTGGTCGCTCTGAACTGTTCGCCATCATGCCGTGGCTACGGGCTTACAACGATTGGCTCGCCAACCGCGCCCGTATCAACCGTTACAAGGGCTTTCTCTACCATCTCCAGCTCAAGGACGCGACACAAGGACAGGTGAACGCGAAGCGGTCTGCATTCAGGCAGCCGCCTGCCCCTGGCTCTGTCTACGTAAGCAGCGACAAGGAAGTGCTGAACGACATGGGCGGCAATGTCGGCGCGGACCGTGCCGCGGAGGACGGGCGGCAGATCAAGCTCATGGCCCTTATTGGCTTCCCGATTCCCGAATACATGGTGAGCGAAGGTGAGAATGCCAATCTCGCAACCGCTCGCTCACAGCAACTCCCCGCTCTGCGCTCGTTCTTGGCTTACCAGGACATTTACACGCAGGAGGTATGGCGCCCTGTCTATGAGGCCGTGCTACAGCTCGCTGGTCTAGACCTTGAGGGCGAGATCGAGGAATATACCGAGGATGAGGAACCGACGGGAAAGATGATCCGCATCTATGAATCCTTCGAGGTGACGGCGCAGCAGATTGTGGATGACGACCCGAAGGAGTTGGCGGAAGCGCTCACATTGCATCAGCAGAACGGCTGGGCGAGCAAGTCCACCATCGCGGCCAGGGCTGGCTACGATTGGCGTGTTGAGGAGGAGAAGATCGATGCGGAGGATCAGGCTGATGCCGCTGCTGTGATGGCGGGCCGTAAGCTGGGCAATGAATTAGTCCCAAGCATCCCAGGGCGCAATGGGCGAAATGAGCCAGAAGAGGACGAGGAACCATAATGGCCCAGCGAGGCAGACCGAGGAGGAACGGCGTGCAACAGGAACAAATGCGGGTAGTAGAGGCTGTGACAGCGACGCTGGTGCGAGACAGTTCCTTACTGCGCTGCCCGCGTCTCGGCTGTGGTGCCGTGCGGTTCCATAAGACAGACTCCGTGGAGGTGTTCTCAAACGGCACTGAGAGCATCATTGAAACGATCTATCGTTGCATTGAATGTAACAGCACCTATCATCTTGACCAACTGGAGCCATCGGGACGCTAACCGAGCAGATCAGCGATCCGCGTCTCGCCCGTCTCCAAGCCTACACCGTCAACCGTATTCGGCGTCTTGAGGATGAGGCGATTCTCCGTCTACGCGGCTACTACATCGATGCTGCCCGTGAGCTCTCGCGCATCCTCCAAGACACCTTCCTCCGCTTCGGCGCTATGGCATGGAGCATCACTGACGTAGGTCAACCTCAGCGGCAAGTATTTCTCTTCCAGCAGCTTATTCAGCGGATTGATACGCTGACTAGCCAAATCGCTCTTGATCTGCGAGACGCATTTCAACAGAACTATCGAGACTCCTATTACCTGCGTGGCTGGCAACTCTCGCAGTCTCTCCCAATTCAGGTTGCCTTTACGCTACCGCTTCTGCCGGAGCAAGCCGTTATCGCCGCCGTGGTATTCCCTTACGAAGGGGCGCATTTCTTTGACCGGCTGGGCGATGCACGAATCGACTTTATCCGTAAGTTGCGCAACAGCATGACGGCGAGCCAAGTGCTGGGAGAAGGCATCTATCAAGCGCAGAAGCGGCTCGCAAACGAACTAGGCTGGCCCATAGGGCGCCGCACAAAGGCAGCAGCCATCGCCAACAAGGGTAACTTCGCGCGGACTGAGATGATTGCGCGAACGGAACTGCTGCGGTCGAGCAATCTTGGCGCAGCGGCGGTTGATGCTGCGCGTTCTGACATCCTCCAAGGCTGGGAATGGGTGACAGCGAGGGATGACAGGGTATGTCCCATCTGTGGCCCGCTCGATGGGCGCGTATGGCCGATAGGACAAGGAGAGCGCCCGCCCCGGCACGTTCGCTGTCGTTGCGCGACAATTCCAGTGCGCAAATCCAACCGCGAATTGGGTTTGCCGGAGATCGAGAGCGAGTTCCCGCCGCGTGAGACGTACGCACAATGGAGGGACAAGCGAAGGCTGCCAGCACTATGAAAATCTCCTTCACTTGGCACCATCCTTCAGGTCGATCTGAAACAGAAACCATTGTTATGATGGAAGGTGACATCACAGAATTCTTTCAACCAAATGGCACATTGTTCCTTACAGTTCGAGTGCATGGGCGACAAACCCATGAATCCTTGTTGAAACGACTTATGCGCTTACTTCCTTTACGCCTAGCAGGATTGACGGACCAAGAAGTCAGGAAGATAGAGGCGCTTGCTGATGATAGCCGCTGATCGGCGTATCCTTTGCGAATCCTGCCAGCGGCGCAACAACGCCGTGACGATGGCGCGGCTCAAGGGCAGCGTGCTGGTGCTGTGGGGGCGTCATCATGGGCAGCAGCATGAGCAGGCCATCGAGCTGAGCGAATTACTGCCTGAGCCCGACTCCGAGGAGTATGCGGCGATTGTGGCAGACCTCTTGCGGCGCATTCCCGGGTAGGCTTATGGGCGAAACGAGTTATCATTACTTCGTTGACCATGTTTGCCCTGCCTGTGATCTAGCCTAGACACAACCTGCTCGGTAAACCGTCCGGCGGGGCTACACATCCTAGGTTCTGGTCGTAGCTTTCCGAGCAGGCTTGACAAACAAGACCATCTGCGTATAGCCTAGAAACAACCGAATATCTAGGCGGTAAGCCGCCCAGTCTGTGCGATTCAGTCGCCCAAGCTGGGCGGCTTTTTGTTGTGCCAGAGGGGCCTTCGCAATGCCAGAAGCAGCGATAGCCGAAAAAGAAGAGACGGAAGATGTAGACCTCAGCTTCATCACTGAGGATGAGGACATCTTCGAGCGGGAGTTCAGCGCTGATGAGCGAGAACGGCTTGCCAAGGCGGGTAAAGCCATGTCTGGGGGCGGCTTCCCCATTCAGAGCCGCCTGGACCTCATGAACGCCATGCACGCCATCGGGCGGGCGAGTGACCCTGCTGCGGCTAAGGCCCACATCCGCAAGCGTGCAAAGGCTATGGGCATGAGCGCCGCGCTTGGTGACGCCTTCAAGGAGGATGAAGAGACGGTGCTCGCTGGCGTGACTGAGGCGGTCGAGATTGGAGAAGAGGCTGAGGGCATCGTCGATGTGACGATCATCAAGGCTGGTTGGTCCGAGAATGGCCGCTACTACAGCCCCGATGTGCTGCGCCAATCGATCAAGCTCTTTGAGGGAACCTCTGCGTTCATTGACCATCCCAGCCGCACGGAGCAGCGTGAGCGGCCCAATCGTTCCGTATCTGACTTGGCGGGTATCTTTGAGAATGTGCACCAAGCCCCGAATGGCGATCTCAAGGCGAAACTGCGGCTCATTGGCAAGGCCAAAGAGGAACTGCTGCCGTGGGTGCAGGAGGCCATCGCTGGCAAGGCGGACATCGGCATCAGCCTCCGCGCCGGCGGGCGCACCCGTGAGGGCATCGCTGATGGGCGAAAAGGCACCATCGTCGAAGGACTCACCGTCGTGCATTCGGCGGACATCGTGACGAAGCCGGCGGCCGGCGGGCGCTTCGAGCGACTCGTGGCTTCGGACTGGCTGGCCGATCTCCTCAAGGACGTTTCATTCGATGACTGGCGAAACTATCACCCTGAACACAAGGAGGTTCAGATGACGGACATCAATGAGCAGGTCGCCTCTGTGGTTCAGGAGGCCATCAAGCCGCTGGCCGAGCAATTGGAGGCGAGCAAAAGACGCGAGAGCGCTCGCGCCAAATTGGAGGCGTCGCCACTGCCCAAGGTGCTCTTCAGCGATCTGCTGGAGCAGGCGGCTTTGCTTGCCGAGGATGAGCAGGACGCCTTTGTGGAATGGCAGGTGGGGATGATCAAGAAGCTCAATCTGCGCCCAATTATCACCGGCGCTGGGCAGGGATCTTCAGCCGACGAGACCACCGTGACGGAAGCCTTCGGCACCAAGGTTCTCGGCATTCGTGGTGCGTTTGTCAAGCCAGGTGAGAGCGTTTGGGAATATCGTGACCGCATCCGTGGACAGACCGCCTAGTGTGAGACACGGCCACTAGGCTTACGGAGGAACAACAATGGCAGAAGTAAAGTATTTCCCACTCTCGCAGCCCGGGGTTCACGCCATCGTGGACATGAAGGCGACGACCAACACGGCCCATGTCGGCGACTTCCTCTTCTTCTCAGGCGGCACAGCGATCGCCGTCTCAGGAGCGAACACTGCACTGGGCTATATCGCCCATTCAGGCATCGGCATCGCGCTGGATCAATCGCCGAAATGGACCAATCAGGGAAGCGCTTACCATCTCACGGCGATGCCAGTGGGTGGGCCTAGCAACATCTACCGCGTGACGGGCCATTCGGCCTACACAGCAGGGACGTGGCTTCAACCTACTGACGGGGGCTCTGGTCAGGTGGGTCAGACAGGGCGCACAGGGAAGGCGGCGATCTGGTCCGCAGCGAATGCGCCGAACTTCATCACCGGCATGGGCAACGCAACCGCAGCTGTCTCGGCCTACCCGAACTCTGCTGTGGCGCGCGTGCTGCGGCGAGCCACGACAGGCGGCGCGGATGGCGTGAGCGCGCAACTCGATATCCAAATCGTCCCGAACCTCTTCGGGCTCTGGCAAACATAGGAGGGCCACATGGCTACGGCTCCAGCATATAACGGCGGGTTTGGACTCCAGCTCCTAGAGGGTCGTGGCCGCGCTCGCCTCTCGGACTGGTATGAGCAGTCAATGGCACAGCAGGTCGGGCATTTCCAAGAGGATGCCCTGACGACTTCGCAGATGTCGGTGCTGCTCCAGGACGGTCTGCGATCCATCATGTTCAGCTCATTCTCAGCTGAGCCATCGACCTGGGAACAGGTCGCTGCCCGTGAGACCTCAAACAAGGAACTTGAGACATGGGTCGAGTTGGGGCGGCTCGGCACACTGAGGACAGTGGGCGAGGGGGAGGCATACCCTCGTGTGCGCCCTGAACTCCTACCAGAGCGCCGTATCCGCAACTACAAGTATGGCGATATTCTGGCCATCACCGAGGAGATGCTGAAGTTCGACCGCACCGGCCTTATCCGGCAACTGGCGGAAGACCAGGGAGCGCGAGCGGCTCAGACAATCGAGGAGGCCGTCTATACGCCACTCTTCGCCACTGCGAACTACGTGAAGACCTCAGCCGACAACGATGTTGGCAACAACACCAACGCCACAACGCTGAGTGCTGCTGGCCTCGAGCTGGCTTTCTCGACCATTGCAACAATGAAGGACCCGCGCTCAGGGCGTTATCTCAACATCCGTCCTGATACGCTCATCGTCGGCCCACGCAGCGAATATGCGGCACGGCAGTTGCTCTTCAGCACACAGCTTCAGCGAACTGGGCCTGCGGTCTTCGAGACCGCGAACGTCGCCGCCAATGTCTACGGCACCGGCACGGATAACGTCTTCCGCGGCATGGTGCGAAACCTCATCGTCACGCCTCAGGTGGCCCGGGGTGGCAACGCCTACAACTGGGTGCTTGGCACTGCTCGGCGCGGCTTCGTCATGCAGGAGGTCGAGCCGCTGCAAATCCTCCAGGCAACGGGAGCGGACGCGAACAACGAGGAGTATCTGGCCTCCGATGTGTTTCGCTACCGTGTGCGTGTGTGGTTCGGCGTCGGCTTCACGGACGACCGATACTGGTATCTCAGTTCGAGCTCGACGGCGCCAACCGTAGCATAGGGCGGCCACATGGCCGAACGGGGCTTCCTCTTACTGAGCGCAACGGCCAGCGGCACAGGATTCGATGCCGCTGGCCAGCCCCTCATTGTCTCGGGATACGCCTACCGGAATGGCATGGTCTACTGGAGCGGCGTCGGCACTGGATCAGGAACGCTGTGGGGAAGCCCACATCCTAGTATGGGATGGTTCCCGATTAGCGCCTTCGCCTGGAATAACACCGTGTTTCGGAACAGCGCCATGCTCAGCGGCAACTACGGGCACCTCATGGCAACGCTGACCTTCACCGCCAATGCGACGGGGCAACTCTTCGCGCAGTGGAGTAACCGGTGAGCGATCGTGGATTCCTATTGCTCTCAGCCAGCGCCCTCGGAACAGCGCTGGGGGGTCAGGTTGTCTCTGGCTACGATAACAGCGTCGGGATGGTCCATTGGATTCATACGGCGGTCACCTCAAGCGCAAACTCTGCCAGTCTCGGCGGCACGCTCCACGCCAGTCCGCATCCTGGGATGGGCTGGTATCCCGTCACTGCCTGGGCGTTCACAGGGGCTGCCAACAGCGGCTCTGCGATTATCTCCGCCAACTATGGGTATCTGCAAGCAACCGTTGATTGGCTCAGCGGTATTGGCACTGGCAGGGTAAGCATGTTCGCGCAGTGGGCTGATCACTAGGAGGAAGAGATGAGCAGCTATTTTCCGTTGACACCACGCGACCCCAAGCTGGAGGACCTGCGCGAGGAGTTCGGCCTGCCTGAGGCACAGGTTACCGAGGGTTTCTTTGGCGTGAGGCTGTGGGACCGTCACCCTGATGAGCATGGGGCACGGCTCAAGGTAGAGCAATGGTTCCCCAATATCGTCACAACGACGGGCAAGAACATGCTCGCGGGCTACTTCACCGGCGGCGTGGCCGGCGGCTTCGCCATCAACCTTGGCATCGGCACCGGTTCGACACAGCCAGCCGTCGGCGATACCACGCTGACCACCGAGGTTGGAACACGCGTCTCAGCTGGGCGCGCCATCACTGCGAACACCGCCTACTACAGCGCCCTGTTCACTGCCACGAACCCTGCCACACAGCAGGTCGTTATCGAATACGCCAACTTCTCGCTGAATGCAGCGGGCCATATCTACGCCCATAGCACGGGAGCAGGCGGAATCACCAAAGAAACAACCGACACGTTGGAATTGCAATATAGGTTCTCGTTTCCCTGATTGATAACATACATTGTATCTGATATACTATGCCCATCTAAGATGGGAGGTATACCAAGATGCAGTGCAAGACATGTGGGAAGCCGCTTCGAGTTAGCAGATTCCCAGACCGGCAGCAAATCTATTGCAGTCGGGCTTGTTATCATAAGGACAAGCATCCATCGGAGCAGAAGATATGTCCGACATGTGGCAATTCATTCACAGTGGGCATCTCAGGAAAGCCACGGGACAATATATTCTGTTCGATAGCATGTGCGAGCAAAACAAGATATCGGAGAGGATATCAGGCGAATGAAATCAACCCAACGGATGGAGCCTATATCGCGGGCTTCCTGGATGGAGAAGGCTCTATCATGTTGATAGATGCTAATCACAAAACATCTCCGAACAGGGGGATTCGGCCTCGTGTCACAATCACCAACACCAACAAACCAGTTCTCGAATGGATTGCTGAGATTGCTGGCGTAGGGGCTATTTCGCGCAAAACGCGCTACGCTGCAAGGCATAAAGAGGGGTGGCAATTCTATTGCAACTCAGAATCGGCCGAGTCTTTCCTGCGCCAAATCCTGCCATACATGCGCGTAAAGGCTCGACAGGCTCAGCTAGCTATAGCCTTCCAAGAGCGGCTGCGCGATCCTGCGGCTCTTGCGGACCGCGATTGGCAAATTGAGTGGAAGGCGCAGATGGCCGCGCTCAATGCGGCGTAGCTGAGCGGGCGGTGAATCGCGGGCTGCTTGGGTTTCCCCCTGGGCAGCCTGCTTGTCATGTAGGAGCATGACGGCAGAGAACCGAGGGCCGAGGGCGGTTCGTGATGTGCAGTTCGTCGGCTTCGTCATGAACGAGGGCGACCCTAGCGGGGTCTGCCCATAAGGAGGTATCAGATGTTCCGAGCAACCCTCATAGCCATCCTCCTCTTCACAGCCGCGCCGCTTCTTGTGGCGGCTCAAACGCTCTGGTCGTTCTCAGGAAGCGTTTCGAGCAGCAAACCCGCGACGAACCAGCTTATCACTGAAGATACGACTACTCGACTGAGTATCCAACTCACGGCCCGCCAAGGCGGGAATAAGATTCTAGACATTTATGAGGCGCAGACGCAGGTCCTCATCGCTCACTATGTCCTGCCTGAGCAATGTACGGCTATAAAGGGCGGCAGCTTCAGCCTCGATGTTCAGCCATCGACGGCTTACGATTTTATTCTGAATATGGTGTCGGGTAAAACGCATTACGACTTCGATATTGCTGACATAACGGGACTTCCATAATATGGCAATTGTCGTTACATCTTTAGGTACCGCTCAAAATAAGGCAAGTGCCGACCCTTGGACAGCTTTTAGCTCAGTCACTTTGGCTAGTGGCGATTCAATTGTTGTTTGCTTAGCAGGGGATGGAACGGGCTGGCTAGTAGGACCACCAGCAATAACCTGGAACGGCCAAACCTTAGCACAAAATGTCCGAGCAGTTAACTTAGTCAACGATACAGTTGCACATAGCGCAATACATAGTCTCCATAATGTGGCGGGGGCTACTGGGGATGTGGTTATCGACTGGAATCCTATTCCTGTAGCAATGGCGGCGGCACTATACAAAGTTAGTGGTTTGGCTACGAGCGCAGCTTTTGACAAGTCTGCGTACAGCATAGGAACAAGCACGACACCAACATCAACACAGACAGCAACCCTCGCCCAGACAGATGAACTCCTTGTTGGCTGTATAGGCACTGAGGGGCCTAATGGCGACGCGGCAGGAACATGGGACACCGGCGCTAACCAGACTACTGACAACGGCCAGAGACTCGGCACAACAGGTGGTAACGCTCTCACCAATATCACGGTAGCAGCCGCCACCAAGATTGTCACCGCCACAACAGGCGGCATTGCCTCCAAGAACAGCATCGATAGCCGCGACTGGGCAGCATGCATCGCGACATTTAAGGCTGCTGCTGGCGGAGCCTATGTCACCGTGACGCTATCGGAGTCCATGACAGTGAGCGAAGCCGCTGGTCGCACACCGACACGGGTGCTCACGGAATCCGAGACGGTGAATGAAGCACTACGGCGCGCTATCACAAAAGTCGTCGCCGAATCCGAGACACCGGCTGAGGCTGTGGTGCGCATCGTCTCACACGTCATGCTGGAAAGCCTCACACCCGCCGAGGCGCTGGTCGCATTCAAGTGGCTCCAGGCTCAGATGGCCGAGTCCATGACGGTGAACGAGGCGCTGGTCAAAATCGTCACCAAGGTCGTGCCCACTGAAAGCATGGCCGTGGACGAAGCCATGACGAAGTTCATCCAGAAGGCTATCTCAGAGCCCATGACGGTGAATGAGACGGCACTGCGCGCCTACACGAAGGTGCTCACCGAGAGCATGACGGTGCAAGACTCCATCGCCACCGCCTTTATCAAGTATGTCTTCATCGACGAGAGCATGGCGGTCTCGGATACCGTCCTGCGTGTCATCACCAAGGTGCTCAGTGAGTCCGAAACGGTTACAGAGGCCGTCATCCGCGCTTACACAAAGCTCTTAGCAGAGAGCATGACGGTAGACGCATCGGTGATCCGTGCCGTCACGCATATCATCCCCGAGTCCATGACGGTGCAAGAAAGCGTCATCACGGCCATTCTGAAGATCGCCACGTTCTCTGAGTCAGTCACGGTTCAAGAGAGCGTTCTACGGAGCGTCACGCATATCATCGCCGAGGACGAGACGGTGGCCGAGAGCGTGGTGCGCAGTGTGCTACATATCGCTTCTGAGAGCATGACGGTGCAAGAAGCCATCACGACGGTCCTCCTCAAGATAGCGACCTTTGACGAACCCACAACGGTGCAAGATGTGCTCATTCGCGCTGTCACGAAGGTCGTTTCTGAGGACGTATCCCTTGCCGAGGCTGCGCTGCGCATCACGACGAAGGTAGTCGCTGAGGCGATGACTGTTCAAGACGCCTTCACGGCGACTTTGTTCGCCGAGTTGCTGGCGACGCTCTCAGAGTCGATGACGGTGCAAGAGACGACAATCCGCGCCGTGACGCATGTCGTCCCTGAGCCGATGACAGTCGAGGACCGCCTAGCGTTGACGTTTACAAAGACGATGGTTGAGCTTATGGCGGTGGAAGAGGCAGCCGCTTGGACGCTCACGAAGATATTGGGTGAGCCGATGACGGTCCAGGACAGCCTTGTTCGTAGCTATGCAAAGTTGCTGATCGAGAGCGAGACGGTGGCCGAGGCGCTTCAGCGCACTGTGACCCACGTCGTGAGCGAGTCCATGACGATTCAAGAGGCCATTTCAGCCTTCTTGACAGGCGGACAGGTATTCGTTGAGACATTGGTCGAGATGCTCACTGTTCAAGAGGTCGCCGCCTGGACGCTGACAAAAATCCTTGGCGAACCGATGACGGTCGCCGATGCTCTGATCCGCATCCCCACGCATATCGTGAGCGAATCCATGACGGTGCTGGACGCGCTCGCTGTGAGACTTCATGGCCGCCCCGGGCTACCTATGGGCGTCGTGGCTGGACGCACGCTATCGCCCCGTGAGATGCTTCCAGGCGGAAGGCTAATCGATCGAGGCAGCTAATTGGCTACACGTTTCTATTTAGGCGGTGCCGCTGAGACAACGCCTATTTCACCAACGCCTGACTCGGCCTGGGAGGATACGACCATCCTAGCGCGGGCACGGGCGCGTACGACGCCATCCGGTCGTGCTATGACGACCGTCTCATTCGCCGACAATAATGCCGCGAACCGAGATGTGCTCTTTATGCAGTTCGTCTCGCATCCGCTGGCGGGTAGTCAGACCATCACCGGCTCGCAGGCGCTGAAGGCCCAGGCACTCTGTAAGCAGAGAGCCACCACCAATAATATGCTCCTTTCGCTCGGCATCCGCGTCATCGCAGCGAATGGAACGACGGTCCAGAAGACGGTGCTTAGCGTTACGCGGGACGGGGCCGCAGCGGACGCTACAGCCCTCACCAACCGCCAATTCACGGCGACCTCAGCGGTGACCAACTATACGACTGTAGCGGGGGACTACATCGTCATCGAGATAGGGATGTCCGGCGATCCTAATGTTGGCAACGACCATGACTCCGATATACGTCTCGGCGATGCGGCAGCATCAGACCTGCCGGAGGACGACACCGATACCAGCGACTTGCGACCCTGGGTGGAGTTGGTCGATACGCTGACGTTCACAGGCGAGACAAGCACCGTCACCGTCGCTGAAGCGATGACTATCAGCGACGCGATGGGTAAGACCCCTGTGCATGTGGTCGCTGAGTCAGAGACGATCGCCGAGGCCATAATCCGCATCATGACGAAGATGCTGGCCGAGACGATGACGGTCTCTGACGCCTTCACAGCGGAACTCCTGGCGGGCGCACTGCTGGAGACAATAGCTGAACAGATGACGATCAATGAAGCCTTGGTTCGCGCTGTGACGAAGGTTATGGCCGAGAGTGAGACGGTCGAAGAGGCGCTAAACCGCATCGTGAGCAAGATCATCACGGAGCCTGTGAGCCTGAGCGATGCGACAGCGTTGGCTTACACGAAGGTCGTCGCTGAGCCCGTGACGCCAAGCGAGAGCATCATGATGATAGTTACCAAGGTGCTCAGCGAGTCCATGACAGTCACCGAGGCGATTACGACGGCGCTCCTATGGCAGCAGATCATCGCTGAGGCGATCACGCTGGCCGAAGCCAAGTTGTTGACAATGACGCACATCGTGAGCGAGTCAATGGCGGTCGTCGAGACAGTTTCGGCGGCCTTCCCAACGAACCCCTATGGCTTGCGTCTCCAGCCGCTCTCACGTCTCGTTGGCGTCTAGGCTTGACAGCGGCGGTGCCTATGCCGTAGTAGTATAAGGCGACATGGCACTGCTCCTGCGGGATGCTGAAGAGGACGATAGGCGATTTCGCCACGGTGCCTATTTTGATGGGCATGTGACGCTCTGTGGCCTCTATGTTGCCGATCCTGATCTTTGTTATGCGGTAGGTTTGTTGGAAACGGCAAGAGCGCCAATGAATTGTTCTCGTTGCCGTGCTAAGATTGCAGGAACATAAATGGCCCTATCGAACCTTGTCCGTCTTCGCCTCAATGTGCGCGACCCGTATCGTGAGTTCCAGGAGAGCCAACTGGGAAATGGCTCAGCACTGCATTTTCGTCTCTCCTCTTATCCCGTCAATGCTGCCTCTGAACAGGTCTACGTCGGCGGCGTCTTGCAGAGCGACCCCGCCGACTACAGCCTCGACGATGACACCGGCAAGCTGACCTTCGTCTCCGCTCCTGGCAACGGCACGGAGATTTTTGTGCGAGGAGAGGCCAGCGTCTTCTCCGACACGGAACTGAACGATGTGATCTTGCAACAGGGCAATGTGCTCAGCGCCACGCTCCATGTTTTACGCTTGCTTATGGCAGACCATGCGCTGCGGGAGAAGTGGCGTGCCGGCGAACTTGAGGCTGATCCTAGCGTCATCTCGCGCAATCTCAAGGACCTCTATGATCTTTGGCTCAAGGATGCACAGGCGGCGGCGATTGACAGCGGTGGCGTTGAGGAGTGGGCGGTGGAGCAGCAATTCTACCGATGAATATCGCCCGCGTCCGTAACATCGAGCGTGGTCTTGACTCCGTCTTCCGTGAAGCGGGGCAGAACGTGACGTGGTTCAAGTACAGCGGCACGGCGGCTGGTCTGCCTGAGTTTGGCCTTGGCTACAGCACAACCTATTACACGGCTTACGTCCAAGCCATCCTAGACCGTGGGCGCCCAATGGAGTTGCCAACGCCAGGGGGCGCAAGTGAGCAAGGGATGCTGAACCTACTTGTGCGCGAACCTGTGGGCAAGGACGATATGATGGAGTTGGCGACCATCCGTTACCGCGCCGAGGGTTCGCCTACGCCCATATTCCTGGGAGCGACGCAGTTCTATCGCGTGCCGGTGCGGAGGAGCGAGTGAGCAAATGGAAGAGCAGATAGCAGCAATTCTAGACCTGTTGACCCAGCGCTTTGGTGGGCTTGCCACGGAGGTGTGGAGTATCTACGTCCGACAGAAGCTCATTGAGGGGGTGCTAGGCACGGTCAGCGGAGCGGGGATGCTTCTATCAGTACCCCTCTTCGTATGGCTAACTGTGAGGTATGGGAAGAAGGCAGACAAGGCGGGTCGGGATGAGGGTCGGGATGATTCGGGAGAGGTAATCTTGTGTATCGCGTTTGGGGCTGTTGCCATCATCCTGTTGGTAGCGGGAATGCTCTTAGTCACAGACGCCGTTCCCAAATGGCTGAACCCAGCGTACTACGCACTACAATCGTTACTTGGCAGGTAGATGGGCGCAGAATTGAACGAGCACAAGCACTGCTGGCATACTGTAGGCGGTAATTGGCCTGAGTATCGGCAAACTTGCTGTATTCAAGGCTGCGATGCCCAACGCATCCTCTCGAAGGCGATTGCGTGAGAATCCTCATCTTCAGCGACCTGCCAATCCCCAGCGGCTTTGGGCGTATATCCACATACATCGCCCGCTATTTGCACTACCGAGGGCATGATATACGCGGCGCTGGCCTATACTATAACGGCGACCCGCATCCGCACCCGTTCCACATCTTCCCACTCGCTGGGCAGGATATATGGAGCCGTCTCACGCAGATCATCAACACAGGGGTGGGTGATGGTTGGACACCCGAGTTGGTCATCGCTTCGCAGGACTTCCCCTATCTTGTCTCCTTGCTAAGAGATTGTCCGATTGATTGGAGCGACAAGCGATTCATTGGCATCACGCCCATAGACGGCACGCCGGTATACAAGGAGTGGGAAGCTGTCGCGCGCATCGCGGATCGAATCATGGTGATCTCGCGCTTCGGCGTAGAGGCGATGCGGCAGCAGGGCGTGCAGGTTGATCTCTGCCACCCAGGTGTGGACACGACAGAGTTCTGGCCAGCGACGGCTGAGGAGAAGGCGGCGCTACGGGCGAAGGCGGGCATTCCTGCTGACTACTGGCTCTATGGGCACTTCTCCATGAACCAAGGGCGGAAGGCCATCCCCGATACACTGCGTGGCTTCTGGGAGTTCGCCAAGGACAAGCCGAAGGCAGCGCTCTATCTTGATATGGATGAGACTTCGCCTGCTGGCTGGAATATCGGCTTTCTCGCGCAGAGCATGGGCATTCCGACTGAGCGCATTCTCCTAAAAAAGCAAATACAGGGAGCATTACCTAGCCTGCGGGAGCGGTATGCGATCCTCGATGCGCATGGCGTGTTGGCCTATCGTGAGGGCTTCGGCCTGCCGTTGCTAGAGAGCATGGCGATGCGACTCCCCACCTTCGCCCAGGACTGGTGTAGCGGCACCGAAGTCGTAGGCGATGGCAAGGGCTATCTCGTGCGGATACGGCGGGATTCCTACGGCGATCCGATCCAGACGCCTGGGACTTGGGGCAATGCCCACGATGCGCTCCCTGATACGCGCCACTTCGCCGAACTCCTGAATGACTGCTACAGCAGACCAACAGAAGCGGCGGCGGTGGCGGAGCGCGGCTATCAGTGGGCGATCCAACAGACCTGGGAGACTACTGGCAAGCAGGTGGAAGATGCAATCGTCCGAATTTATGGCCCCAGTGCTCTCAGTCATCGTGGCTACCTTCAACCGCAATTGGGAGGCAATAGCGCACACGCAGCGGTGCCTAGCGAGCCTCATGGCGACCAGCGACCCGAACCTGGTGGAGATCATCATAACCGACGATTGCAGCCCGATATGGCAGCCGATCGAATGGTATGGCCCGCCGATCAAGGTGAGCCGCAACGAGCGGAACCTGGGTTTCGCGGCGAATTGCAACCAGGGCGCGAAGCTGGCAACGGCACCGTGGCTCTTGTTCCTGAACAGCGATACATTGGCGCAGATGGGCTGGATGCAGGAGTTACTGGTGGCGATAAAGCGCCATCCAAACGCCGTGCTGGGGCCGAAGCTCATATTCCCCCCGACTGACGGAATCGCTCGTATACAGAGTGCCGGCGGGCTCTACGATAGCGGCAAGCATCCATTCCATCGTTACATCGGGAGCAAGGCAGACTGGAGCGGCGTCAATATTGAGGAGCGCGTGGCCTGGACGACGGGAGCTGCCATCGCCATGCCGAAAACGCTCTTTGAGGCGCTTGGAGGCTTTGATGAGGGCTACGTGCGGGGATATTTCGAGGATGTGGACTTGTGCGAGCGAGCCAAACAAGCGGGGGCCGAGATATGGTATGTGCCAAGCGCATGCTTCATTCACGCGACTGGACAGAGCACAGCGGCACAGGATGAGGATGAGAAGGTACGTTTCGCTCGGACTTTCCAGCACAACCGTCAGCGGTTCCATGTTCGCTGGGATAGTGTGATCGAGCCTGACATCGGCGCGGTCTTACAGCCAGGGCTATGACAGAACCGAAGCCGCAATATAGTTTCTGCCCTGTCGATTTCACGCCCATCCCGATGCTGGACGGGATTGGCGCTTGCCCGAAGTGCGAGCGTATCTATATCCAGGCATTGACGGAATTGCAGGTGAGTTGCGATCATATCCCACAGCCACTGCGGGGGCGTTATGAGTTCCACAGCCTCGAGGTGCCTTATGCCTATTGCAGCGCCGAATGCAAGGCTGAGAGCGAGCAGCGATACGGGAGCATGATGCGGGATTTGGGGCTATCATGAGGCCGAATCCCTACCGTGACAGCGCATGGGAACATGCCGTCGCTATCACGCGGGGCTGGCCAGATGCCTCAGAGATACCATCAGGACGCAAGCTGAATCTGGGTAGTGGGCGCATCTGTCTGCCGAATGAGGATGGCTGGGTGAACGTGGACATCGTGCCAAGCGAAGGCGTGGACGTGCGCTGTCACCTGTTCTCGTTCCCGTGGCCGTTCCAGGACAACAGCGTGGACTACATGCTGGCTGTCCATATCGTCGAGCATGTGCCCCACCAAGTCTATTCGACTCGCTGTGGGTGGCAGCGCCCGCTTGCGCTGAACGGCTTCTATGCCTTCTTCAACGAGGTCTATCGCATCCTGCGACCTGGGGGATATATCTGTGTGGTCGTGCCATATGCCTACAGCCGCGGCGCCGTGATGGACCCGCAGCACACACGCTTCCTGCTGCCTGAGAGCTTCGGCTATCTCGCGGGGCAAGAGGACGACAACTACGACTACGCGCTGCCTTTCCGCTTTGAGGCCATCAACAATACACCGTATCTGATGGGGCTACCTTGGACAGGTGGCATGACGCAACTGCAGTTCGAGCAATCAGTGCAGACGCTTTGGAACGTCGTGGACGTGATGCGGGTGGATTTGAGGCCAGTGAAGTGAGAGTCGGCGTTTATCGCGCTTATGCTGTCAACGACTCAGACCGCATGACGTACCAGGCGGCGAGCGGGGACGGGATCGAGTTTGATTGGATCGCCGACCCGAACACGACCGAGCCGCAGGTTCTAGCGGCTGGTTATGATGCCGTTGACGTGGCCGATCCGTGCTATCAATGGGCATGGGAGATATGTGAGCAACACCCATGCCCTATACTCACTGTGTGGGAGAACCTACCCTGGAATATGCTTCCTAGTCAATGGCGCCGCTGCTTTGATCTCGCTAAGTTGGTCGTCTTCCGCTCGCCGCTAGCTATGTATTCAGGGATTGAGATGGGTTGCCCGCCTGAGAAGGCTATCGTCATCCCTGCTGGTGTGGACACCGAGAAGTTCGTACCCTACACCAAGCCTGGGGGCATCGTCCTCTATGCTGGTCGTATGGTCTGGCAGAAGGGTATCTTTGATCTCATCATGGCTTCGGCTGGGCAACCGTGGAAGCTCATTATGGCAGGCGGTGGAGAACAACTAGAAGAGGCGCAAACTTGGGCGGCGGCATTGGGTATGTCCAACATTGAGTTTCTTGGCCCCATCCCTCACGCTGAGATGCCAGCCATATATGGCGTCGCTGACGTGTTCTGCTATCCGAGTTGCCCAACACCAGGCTGGCAGGAGCAGTATGGCATCGGCGTCCTGGAGGCGGCAGCGGCGGGCTGTAAGATCATATTGAGTGAACAGAACGTCTTTCGCTGGCTGGGCGAGTTGTTC